CACAGGGGGGACGTCTTGGGCGCGTTAATGCGCCAGGGCACTCAGTACTGATGAGATTTGGAATCTTGATCAGTAGAGGAGTGATTTACGGGGCCGTCACTTCTTGTCATTTAAGGCCTCAAAGGAGGAACTTAAATGGCTGACGAACCACGTACTCGTGGTAGCACTGTTACTCGGTTAAGTCCAATCACTTCATACCGGAAAAACTTGCAGTCTGGATTAGTTGATAGAACTTATAACTCAACTTATCCTGAAACTGAGTCTATCCAGATGGATGATGTGGTGACCGAAAACTTCCATACTAGAATTAAGCAGGGTGAGATTATAAATAATCCGATGACTAAAGTCACGGTATCTCAAACTGAAAGCTCTATGTTATGGGACCACGGTATTACAAACCAATACGCCTATTATGGCACATGGGCAATGACGAAGAAAAGCTCTTTTACTTGTTTAAGTTGTGCTGGTGATTTCCAGTATGAAATAGACAAGGCAGTAGCTGAATCTTTCGCCAAAGTCACATCCAATGAGGCGACTGCTTTGGTAACGTTGGGAGAACTTAAAGAAACAAAAAAGTTACTCCTTTCTGTAGCCTCTCGCAGTTTTTATTTGGTTAAGAAACTGAAGTACTGGGACTATCTTAGATCCCGGAAAGTCAAGTTATCGAAAATACTTGACGCATGGATGGAAGTACGCTATGCATGGCGACCACTTTATGGTGATATGTTAAATATCAAAAAAGCTTTAGCCGTGTTAGACGTGCGACCTCCGCGGCAAACTTTCCGTGGTTTCGAAGCAATCGATACTTATAAACAGGACGTGACAGATGTCACTTTTGATTCTGTTTACAAAGTACGGTATGCGAGGTATACCAAACTTACAGGGTTCGTCTCCGCCGGCGTGTTATGCAATCAACGATTCAACGCTGTGCCCGACACTTGGGGTTTAACGAAAATACCTCAGGCTGCTTGGGATCTCACAAAATTGAGTTGGATGATTGATTGGGTATTTGATGTAAGTACTTATATTGCATCATGGGTACCCGATACATTCTGGCACCCTTTAACCAACTGGGCTACTGTTCGTTATGTTCAAACACAAACGGTAACACCGGGTGTGTGTGTATATTGCCCTTCCGATAGATGGTATAACCATCACGGAGGCAGTTACCATGTTCGTACCGATTACGTCCAGCGGATCCCGCGTGTGGATAGACCAACTATTCCCATGACACAATTTAACCTCGATTGGGCCAAAGCAATAGATACTGTTGCAGTCGCTAAAGCTTTCTGGAATTCCTTTCGGAAAAACCGGAAATCTCGTGACTAGCTCGATCCATCAACTCACGTGGCTAGACCACAAATTCTCACAAAGGAGAAAAGCATGTCTTTACCTGATCCTATTACGATCGCCGTCGATCCTGAAACTACCGGATCCGACACAACTTGGAATTTTGATTTCTTTGATAAAGTCGGCGATAAAGCCGAGTATCGTGGAGACCTCCATTCAGTTGGTCTGAGAAATCATAAACTGGAGTACTATCGTACAGCTCCGAAGAAGTCCGGTAATTTTCTCGGACAGATTAAGAGCACAACGAAATTGACTCTCGATCACCTGACCGCTGGCGCTGATGCGAGCGAAAGTTATAAGCCCGCTATCATTACTATCTCGACATCGTTCCCTGTTGGGATTACGCCGGAACAGTACCGCCTTATGATGTGGATGATCTGTGCCGCAGCCGAAGAGTCCTATACTCAGGAGCTTGCTCTTGAGAACGAACTGTGAAGCTCGAGCACTTTCTGCTAATCGTTTCTATATACGGGAGTATTTATTTCCTCCTGTATAGGATGGTTATTGCAGGTTAATCCCCTTCATCTGTGAGGTATTCATGGCAAGAAAACAACCTAAAAAGGTTTCGCCAGTCCGTAATGGACGGTCGGTATCAGCGATTCCCAAGCTGCCCGCCGATTATATTTGGCGGGTGCTCGGATGGATCCAAAAAGATCTAGAAGAGCAAATACCGAATGACCTGAACACACAACTAACCTTCATCATTAGGACCAGAAATGTTTCTGCGTACCTAAACTTCTGCGAAAATGTGTCTTTACAGAAATATAAGTATATAGACATAAATGTTTCAACATTACGTGCAATACGTATGTTGACTCTAGCAGAAAAATTTCCTTTTTCAGACCCAGAAATAGATCGCAGCAAAGCGGCGTTAAAGAAATTTCATGCCGCTGAGTTAAGCTGCGCTTTGGTAAATCAGTTGAACCTGCCGTTCCGGCATGGTAATTCTGATTTATTCGAGGCTCCTGTCTTGGAACATGCCAAGCGCTTTATCAAGAGCGTTCTAGGTGAATGTCCTGACGTTGGTCATATATTTTTGAAGGGAAGACATGGGCCCGGTGCCCACTTGACAACTGAGCGAAGTCAGACGAGCGCTTTTGATAAATACGCTAGCTGGCCTTACTCCGTTACGCCAAAAGCCCGGGGGCTCTTGATCTACACGATCATGGGTGATGCACGTTGGCTTCGATCTTTGCTCTCTGATTATCTTCTTGATGTGCCACTGATAAATCGTGGTTACACAGAAAGTATCGGAGACATCTTTGGTCGACGGCTCAACACTCCCGAACTCCGTGAGGAATTTTGGGATGCCATCTGTGATGTTAAAGATTTCAACCGAATCAGCCTAGTGCCGAAGTCCGCTAAAACTCATAGGACAATAGCGCTAGAACCCATGGGCAACGTTTACTTGCAGCTTGCAGTTGATCACTTTATCAGAGATCGACTGATGAGTTTCGGAATAGACCTTTCGAAACAAGAAAAGAACAATTTTCTTGCTGAATGGGGTGCAATCCAAAATCACCTCACGACGCTCGACTTAAGTGCTGCAAGTGATACCATTTCTATGGGGGTGGTGAAATACCTCCTTCCGGAAAAGTGGTTTGAGTTACTGGACGCATTGCGCTGTCCATTTGGTCAACTCCCAGATGGTAGTGTGATTGAGTACCAGAAGCTTAGCTCTATGGGGAATGGGTACACCTTTGTGATCGAAACACTAATTTTCGCTTCAATCGTCTATGGTGTCTATAAGAGCCATGGGAGAACTTGGCGGGAGTTACTCGATTGCACAGCAGTGTATGGTGATGATATAATCATGCCGAAAGAATATACGGCTGATATAATCTACACCCTGCGCATGCTCGGTTTCAAAGTAAATTCTGAAAAGACCTTTGAGACGGGGTTTATCCGCGAAAGCTGTGGGACTGATTTTTACAAG